TCCGATCCGCTTTCGCGCATCACGGGCCAGCTACCGGAATTAACCGGCACAGACCCCTGCCATTGCGGCAGTTCACGCTTACAGCCTATCGGGTGTAAGTGTGTGTGTGTACCCTAGCAAGGGTACTATAGCTCCCAGCCCTACCCTAGCAGGTAGGTCAGCGCCGTCTTTGTAACGGCAACTGCTGACGCCACTGTTTACAGTGGTCAACTATTGTCAGTCTAGGAAGGATGGAACCTGCCACATATCAGGCAGGTTGCCGCGCGGATGCGCGGTCCAATTACGGTCCACCACGCGATATTGAGAACATCGCAACTCAGTTTGAGTATAACTACAAGGAGAACCTTATGAGTGTGAGAATCAAGGATACCGGGATTTCGGTGCGGTCGGGCGAGAAAAGTTACATCTATTCTCCCCCGCCAAGCCCTAGTCCAGTCGCTTACATAAACTACGCCGAAAGGCGATTTATGCGCGGCTACGATACTCCTAACTATCACGCTCTTAAGAGGCAGGGGGCTCTTTTGCCCCATACGCCGTTCCTTCAAGCCGAGTGGAGTGGGGGGCACACTGGTGCCTCCTACTTCACCGACGAGAAGGACGCTGCTTTCACTGCGACTGTTATTGATCATAACGGTCCCAATGCAAGTATAGCGTACCGCGTTAGTGATTTCGCGGATAACGATGCGTATCATACTGCCGTTCCGGAAGATGCCGGTTATGATTACTTAGTCCAGCAAGCTGCATCTCGAATTTATTCGAGCGGCATGGATGCTCTGACTTTTGTGTCGGAGCTTCCTTCGCTTAGACGAAGTATATCAAGGATAGCAAAATCCGCAAGGAGGCTGCTGTCTGACCGGAGGATTCAGCGGGCCAGTAGCAAAGAGATTTTATCAATGTGGACTGAGGGTCGGTATGGCTGGCGCACATTTGCGTTCGACATACGTGACCTTCACAACGCAGTGACTAATTTCGATGCAGAAAGACAAATCTACAGTGAAAGGGCGGGATATTCCTACTCCGACACTGATTCTAGAATTGTCTGGACTGGCACAGCAAGTAACCTCAACTGGACCATACGGAAGACGTATACCCATACGCATTCCGTCCGGGGCAACGTAACCGGGCGAATTTCGCCCGGCCGTTTCTCGGTCAATCCCCTAGTTACAGGTTGGGAGCTAGTACAGCTCTCCTTTATCCTGGACTGGGTGCTTGATGTTGGTACAGCTATTGAGGCCGCTAGTTTCGCCGCGTTCTCTTCGGAGTACGCTGCCAGTATTGGCAGTAGAACTGTATCCCACGTGCAATACCATTGCATAGGCACAGATAGCAGCACCCATTATGGGAATGCGTCTGTGTTTTGGGAATACAATTCTACGACGGAACGAAGATCTCCTTCATCCATTAACTTTAAACCTCAACTAACTAATCGACGTCTTGATCCGGAGATGGCTTTAGATCTTTCAGCTATCTCTCGTCTCAGGGGTCGATTTTAATCAAGGAGAAAACCAATGGCAGCAATGTCAACCTCACTAACCGAATTCTCCACTATCGGAGATAAGCGCGTTTACACTTTGTCAGGACACACCGTGTCCGAACCAAAGATCGTGATCTGCAAGCGGGTAGTGCCAACGGGGAACAAAACCAACTCAGTCTTTGAAGCAAGTGTTATTTATGCTACCAAAGACGCGGATGGCTACGTTCTCCCACAACGTCCTACCTTTACTATCTCTTGCAGTCAGCCCATTCAGGGCGACCCGAGCGATGTAACAGCCATGCTTGCCATCATCCGCGACATTGTCGCAGGCGATGAGTATGCAAATTCTGTTACAACGGGTGAGTTCCTGGCATGATTTGGCCAGGAGTTGGAGCGGCTATCATCATTGTGATGATAGTTTTGTTTCCGGCAACCCTCACCCCTGATCTCGAACGGATCATCTGTTCTCCCTATTGGGAGGACGAATGTTTCGTCGAGGTCCGTTCGCAAGAATAGTTCAAAGGTAACTTCAACCTACTTAGGAGCGTCAATTATGACCCTTAAAATAGATGTGTACGCTGTTACGCGACACTATATTGAAGATAACGCTGTATGCCTACGACAGGAAGTCGTCGATCGGGTCCTAGGACTCGTTCGGGCTCGAGATTTTCGAGCCTTGGCATCTGTAACTGGTGATTTCGATATGCATTGCTTTGATGTCGAACACTGGAGAGTCCTTCGTCAAGTTGAGGCGTTCTTTAAAAAGAACGCCGACTTTTCGAATGAAAGCGATTGTATGAATGCGGCCCGTTCCTCTTTCGAAAGAGGGGAACGGATATGCCGTATTACAAACAAGCGCCTTGACTATTACTACTCTCGGCCGGATAGGATCCCGGAAGAGATTTCTGTAGTAATCGCCCGCGCACAGCAGTTTATAACTGATGTGTTGGGTGACTTCAGTGACTTCTCAGATGCTATTCCAGATCTGATAAGGATCACCAGCGGCGCTACTGCCCGCTCGTCACGGAGTAAGTCGCTTCCCTTCCAAAAACTTGGGAGGAATCCGGCTTGCTCTCCTCGCTGTATACCGCTACTGCGGAGTTTATACCGTTACCACGGTTATAAACCTCCAAGGTGCGAGTCTACGGCGTGGAACCGCGTGACGTTTGTACCTAAAAACTGGAAAACCCACCGTACTATCGCGTGCGAACCTGCAGGGAATGTTCCCGTGCAGCTAGCATTTGATGGGTGGGCAAAGAGAGGTCTAAGCCGATTCGGCTATGACCTTTCGAACCAGTCAGAAAACCAACGTCTTGCCAAATTAGGATCAGAAGATGGTAGCTTAGCTACTATCGATCTATCCATGGCAAGCGATACTTTGTCTTATAACACCGTCGCCTGGCTTTTGCCGGACGATTGGTTTAAGTACTTAAGTATCGTTCGATCTCCCCTATTCAAGATTGGGGATGAAAAGGTGCGTAAATACGCAAAGTTTTCCAGTATGGGAAACGGAGCGACTTTCGCACTCGAAACGTTGATTTTCGCGAGCTTTGTGAACGCCATCAGTAGCAATCCGCTAGCTAAATCCGCTGTGTACGGTGATGATCTTATCGTACCAACGGAGGATGCTAGTATGCTGATGCGCGTTCTCAAATTCTTTGGCTTCGTACCGAATGAGAGTAAATCATTCCTTAAGGGTCCCTTTCGGGAATCCTGCGGGCATGACTACTATCAGGGTCGCAATATTACACCATTCTATTTACGGCGTGCGCCGGCGTGGGATAAACCCTACGCCTGTCACAACGTTAATGGGCTGGCTCGTATTGCGCCCCACGGGAAGTTGTGGGATTATCTTGGCCGCCTCTCGGCGGACATGAGACTTCCACTCGTTCCTGTGTCGTACGATACGCTTAGTGGGATATTCATCCATCCTTACTTTGCGTATAAGCGAAAGAAGACTATCAGACTTAGTCGCAAGGGGGTTCTGGAAAGTAAGCAATACTTCTCAAAAGGAAGTAAAGTTTCTTGCCAGGACTCACGAGCGCTAGCGCTTTGGTTCGTCGGAGCATCCCAAAAGGATGACTCCGTCCGTAACCATCGCGGAGCCTCGCGCCTTAGAGGTCGTGCGCTTGCGCACTTCCTGGACAGGTACGAGGCTAGTCTGGTATGTAGCTCTAGGTACACCACTTCGATAGACGGAAAATTCGTTATGAAGTGGGCGCCCTGGGTATACAACCCAGGATTGGGCTTATCCGAGAACATCTTTTCGTTCTCGGAGCTTCTCCATCGTCTTTACACGAAAGTGTAATGGCCATGTGAAGTAAAAGTGGAGACGGATCTCCAGTCAAG